TCAGACGGTCATGCCCTCACGCAAGGCCGATAGGCTCTTCAGAGCGTTGAGGCCCGCCCGGTCGAAATCTGGGTCAAGGCCCAGCTCGACGTTCTGTTGCCGCTGTTCCGCGTTCGTCGTGCTCTCACCAGGCCCGGCGCCGCCGTAGATCGCGTGAAGTTTCGCGACGTGCGCGGTGAACGCGTCCGTGATCTCTTGTGGTGTGGCGTTCCATGCCGTGTCCGGCGACCAGCCCAGCCACCCGGTCGCGAAACCATAGAGCTCTTTGAATAGGTCACTCCACGGGGTGGGGATCGGCGCGCTGGATTGCTCAGCAGAAGGGGTGGGTGCGTCGGGCAGCAACGCGGCGACCAGCTCGATACACGGCCCCTGTGCGGCCCTTTGGAAGTCCTTGAGGGGATGAGCTGCCGCGAAGGCGAACATAGGCCCTCTTTCGGTCATACCACCGGCTGTGGTGATCACCTGCCATATGGTCAAGGTATCGAATTCCTCGATCTTCCGCAGCAGCTCGGGGAAGCCACCATGAAGGCGCTCTAGATGGGTTGCAGCCCGCAAAGAAGGGCGCAGGAAGACGGTGTGACCGCCGTATTCGAGCGCGATAGCATCATATGCGAGCTGCGGTTTCATACTTAGGCGGCTGGCATCGCCAGCTTGCGGAAGGCGTCGGGCCGAACGACACCAGCCCCAACGCGGCGGCGAGCGTGGTAGCGCATGAGACCGTTTGCGCGCTGAGTGTAGGGGTCAGCCAGCACGGCGAGCGACAGGCGGTCATAGATACGATAGCCGCGCTTAAAGTCGCCGAAGATGATCGGCTCGGCACTTGCACCGATATCTGCCATTTCCACGGCCTCGACCACGGGGCGGCCCAGAATGGTTTCAGGCTGCCCCGCTTGATAGGACGGCTGCCACAGGTAGTTGCCGTTGCCGTCCTTCAGCGTGCGAAGTGCGGCGAGCGTCTGACCGTTCATCACCCACGTGCCTGCATTCCGGTAAGTGGCCGGCAGGGCATACATGAGCGCGATCAGCTCATCGGGGGAAATCGCGCCCGGTGCAGCCGCGATGGTCTCGGTGATGTTCGCGTTGACCATGAAGCCAGCGGGCTCAAGCGCAGTGTTGCCGCTGACGAACGACACGTTCTCCTTCTGACCAAAGTCCTCAGCAAGAGCGAGATTGACCTCGCTGAGCACGTTGGCGCTGTCTTCGGCGAGCTGAAGCGACATATCCACGAAGGTGGCGATCTCTTTCACGACGATTTCCGACTGAGCGAAGGTCGGCTGGCTGCCGGTCCGTGCGTCGGTCTCGCCCACCCATGCGGCGTTGGTGATCCCCGTGCGCTTGGGCAGGATGATGCTCGCTGCACCGGTGGTGCGCACATCTGCAATGGCACGGATCGGGCTATATTCGACCAGGTTGCGAAGGAACTCGTCGCTTACATCCTCGGGGGCAAGGATATGGTTCGCGGTGTCGCTAGCCGTCGTCAGCGATTTTTTCTCACCTGTGGACAGATAGTGGGTGAAAGCCTTTACCTCTTCCGCGCCCATGATCGGGTTTGCCGCGCCGGTGATCTGGGGGCGGTTGCCTTTGGCTTCCAGCCGGTCCAGCCTTGGTGTCGATCGGCGGCACCTGCGGCGTGTCGTTGGCGACGGTAGCGGCCTTCTGTTTGGTTTCGATTTCCTCGTTTTCCACTTTGGGGTTCTCCTTGAGGGGGTAGGGTGTTTCCGACTTGATGGAAGTGATCTGGGCGCCCGGATGGGCAGGAACGGCAACAACTGAGATTTCGTGAAGCTCAGCGACAGTGATGGTGCGGCCCTTGGCGTGGCGGTGCGCTTTCTTCGTGACGAAGCCGATGGACAGGCCAGATACCGCCTTCTCGCGGATCATGGCGCGCACCTCGCGCGCTCTCTCAACGTCATTGACGAGCAGGCGCCCCTTCACGGTCAGCCCTTCCTGCGTTTCTGCAATTTCGTCCCAAACGCCGATCACCTGAGCCTGATCGTGGGCGAAGAGCATCGGCAGGGTGCCCGGTGCGGTTAGCGCGCCCTTTTCGATCGAGTCGCCCACGCGGTCCGGGATGCCGAACGGCCAAGCGATGCCAGTGATCTCTCCGGCGTCCGTGACGGCCAGCGCCGCCTTGATCTCGATGCGGTCGGTCATTCGGTCGCCGCATCATCGGTGGCACCGCCCCAACGGGCATCCAGCACGTCCAGCGCCAGAGGATACAGTTCATCGATAGGCCGGTTCCGGCCGTAAGTGTCGGTGAGCTGTGCGGCGGTCTGAGGGGTCGCGCCGCCGCCGATCAGACCAAGGCGGATCACCTCAATCAGATCGGCGAGCTTGAACTGCATGTTCACCGCTCGAAGGTAAAATGCGCCGATGCCGATATCAGCGAGGCGCTCAAGTTCGGCGATCATGTCGTCGGTCAGGGCGAAGGCGTGTTCGCCGTCACCAAAAAAGGCGGTGTGCGATAGGGTCATGCAACCTTGTCCTTGCTCGTGGTGGTGTAGGGGTTTTCCAGCGTGTTGCCGCCTTCCATTGGCGGAAGGTTCAGCCCGGCGCGAACCTCGTTGGCTGTAAGCGCACCCATGCTGCGATATTGGCCGTAGGCGGTCGCACGGGCTGCCGTGTCGGTGGTAAGCAGATCGTCGGTAAGGGCTTCAAGGTAGACGGCCTTGCGCTCGTCAGGTGTCAAAAGGCACCGCGCGTATGACCAGCTCCATGCTACCAACCACGGCTTGAGGGTGATCTGAAGGAACTGCCGCGCCATTTCCTCGGTGTTTGACCAGGTGCCCCGCGAAAGCTCGAACAGCATGGTGGGTGGCACCCGAAATACGCGGGCGATTTCTCTGATCTGTTCAAGGCGGTTCTCCGCGAACTGAGCGTCGGCGAGCGTGGTGGATAGGGGTAGGTAATCCATACCTTCGTCCAGCACGGCCGTGCCGCCGGACCGCGTGCCGCCATGGGTGTTGAACCAACTTGCGGCCAGTTTCTTCTTAGCGTCTACATCAAGGATTTTCTGAGCCCGGATCACGCCAGAGGGGCGGCCGCCGTTGGCGAACAAGCCGCCGATATGGGCCTCAAAACTAAGAGCCAGGGCGATTGCTTCCCGGCCCAGTGTGATAGGTGACACGCCGCCGATAGCTTCGACGCGAAGCACGTCACGGTAGGAAAGCCGCGCGTGTCCGGCGTCGGTGTGGACGCGATAGAACGGTTCGCCGTCGGCCTCCTGATCGCGCTGCACCTTGGTGGGGTCCATACGATGCAGCTCGTAGGGTGTCCCATCGGACAATCGGATCACCTGCGCGTGACCGGCCCCGTGCAAGAGAGCATCAAGGGTCAGGTCACGGCGCAGCTCCGCGGCGCTCGTCCATTCGTTAGCTTCATCATGCACGAGGCGATAGGCTGGATGTTCCGTGAGCGCGGCCTTTCCGGCGCGGTCGTAGAGCTTCACCGGTAGCGCGCCGATGGTTTCAGAGATTAGGCCGACCGCACATGCGACGGCAGGGACGCGCATAGCGTTGGTGGGACCGACGGTAACACCGGTGGCAGTGGGGAAGACGCCGAACATGCCCAGCGCGTCCGGATCTGTAAGGCTCAGCGCCTTTTGTTCGGTGCCGAACCTCAGTGCGTTCTTGATCTTGTGAAAGGGCATGTGTTCCGTCGCAGCGTCTTAAGTGTTGCAAAAATACCACACTTAAGATCGCGATGGAATCCCCCAATTCTATGGGGGGGCTGTCGGTCACTTTGGTTTCAGGTGATCCAGACTGAGACCGGGATAGGATATGGCGTTGATCAGCTCGACGCGCTTTTCAAGCATACCTTGGGGCATCACGCCGTAACGTCCAGTCATTGACGTGTCGCCGTGTCCCATGAGAAACTTGAATTCGTGGTCTAGATACCCGGCGCGGCGCAAGGCGTCGGCTGCGCCATGCCGAAATGAGTATTGGCTGTAGCCGCGCCCATCCTTGATCCCGAGATCGATCAAATAGCGCGAAAACATGCGCGAGTAATCTGCCATCATCTGCCCACGTGCGTTGCGTTCCGCCTCCGGGAATAGTCGGACGTCACCAGCCCTCACTCTGTTCTCGTGATAGTCGATGAAACCGAGCTGTATCAGTTGATCATGCACCGGCAGGATGCGCTTTGAATTCTCATTCTTGATGCTCTTGCCGCCTTCGCCGTCGTCGGTGATGTGCATGATCCAGTTGCCGTGTTCTTGACGCACGTCTGAAACTGCAAGCTGCCCAATCTCTCCGGGCCGTGCGCCCGAGAACAGCATGATCAACGGCACCCAATATCGGTGATCTCGGATCAATACGGTGCCCGGCTTCTTGATGAAGCGCGGTTGCTCGTCGCTCTGGCAACCCGTGAACAGCGGCGACCCGAACAAGGTGTTCATCTGCTCAGCGGTGAAGGTGAGCGTCTTGGAATGTTTCTCCTTGTTAAGCGCCATGCCGTCCACTGGGTTTTGATCAAGATACCCATGACTGACAAGCCAACGGCAAAACGCGCCCAAACTGGATAGGTGACGGTTCACCGTGCGCGTAGTGATCGTGGGCTTCCCGATTTGCTCGTTGTGCTTGACGGCTTGGTCAATCGACATGCCCTTAAAGGCATTTGTTTCGGCTGCCTTCACAGGGAACTTCAGTAGCAGCGCCTTCCACTCGCGCACGGCTTTCTTGTCGATCTCGGCGACTGGGAACGTGCTGCCGACATGCTGGACGAACAAGCCTATGTCGCGCCGGGCCTGCGCCAGTGTGTCAGCTTTCACTTGGTTCGGGTTCTCCACGGCGTAAAGCTCGAATACCTCCAAGACCGACTGACCCGGCTCGGCAGTGGCTCTACGCGCCCCGGTGGGATGCGCTACGATGGGGTCTAAGGGTTGTCCTGCATAATTGCCTTCGTCGCGTTCTATGGTGCGCCTGAGCGCCTCGATTTCTGCGCGCATCATCTGCCGGGCAAGCGCGCCTCGATCGGGCGAACCTGGTTCAATGATTAGCTTGTTCCTGACGAGAAACTCATCGACTTCATGTTCAATTAGGGCCGTGTTTCCGGTGCTCAGATGCTTGCGCAGCTCTGACAGTTTCACACGCCGCGCTTTCGCATCGGTGCTTTCGGCACCTAGTTGCTGATCTTTGAGGACGTGAACATCTAAGGCGGCATCGAGCATCGCCAGCGGGTCGGCTGTGTCGATGTTCTCGTGCTGAACCCTCTCAATTGCTCGCTGAGTTGCGGTGGCGATATCCTCCCCGCTTGGCAGATCACGACGGCGATCTTCATCACGTTTGAGGCTCTGGGTGTAGTGTTGCCAGACAGCGGTGGCCTTGTCGTCGTCGGTTAAGATACGCCGCGCGCGCAGTTCGTCGAACTCGCGCCGCCATCCTTCTATGACCGGCCATAGCAGTTGCTTCGCAGTAACTTGGTCCTTCGTCTTGAGCGACTGCTTGCGCGTCGTGGTGCCGACGATGTCCACAAGATCTGTCGGCACATCAAGCCGGGCGTAGTATGTAGCTCCACGTCGCCAAAGGTATGTCTGCCTTCCCATCCCCGCACCACCATTCCGGAACACTACTCCGGAACAGTTGTAGGCTGGAAAGAAGTTTTATAGCAATAGGTTACGGAAAATCAGGGGTTTGAGAAAAGTTGGATTTTGTTCCTACCACCCCAGCCACATGCTTCCTAAAGATCAAGAAAATAAGGGCCCTGAGCCTCGCGTCGACATCCATGATCCGTCGGGCGCTGTTGGTGTAACACAAGCTGTCACAAATGGTGTAACACAGGTGCCAGAGGGTCTCGTTGATATAGGCGCCGAATCTGGGTCTGGGGCCGCTCGCGCTCCTCGCAAGCAAAGACATCCGACGTATCTCCTCCGGCGCGGAAGAACCTTCTACTTCAGGAAAAGGTTACGTAGCGTCAACCTTAGCAAAAAACGTCCCAGCGCGTTTTGCTGTCTCTCCCTTCACACCCCTATCGTCGAGGAGGCGATGGTGCGTGCCGCCCATCTCCTCGTCGTGTTGAATAGCGAAGAGAAGAGACTAATGGCCACCAACGCTACCCGCCCCACACTCACGCCCGAAGAGGTTCAGGCTCATCTCAAAGAGCTTCTGCGCGCGGAGCTCAACCGGATCATCCAGGAGCAGGACCTCGGTCACGCGGGCATCGAAGATCTGGATGATCGTATTGCGAAGCTGGAAGCCAAGGCCGATCTCCTGAGGCGTGATGCGCGGCAAAACGATTTCGGCGAGATTGAAGGCGTTCTTCGGGTTGTCGCGGCGCGTGTTGGCGTGTCGCTGCCTGATGATATTCCCGTGAATCTCGGCCGCAGCGCCGCCAATTTGATGCGGGAACTACGTGGGGTAGAGGCGGATGTCCTTGATGGTTGCGATGCTCGTTCTGAGGCGGCGCCTCTCGTCGCACGGCACTCAGAATTGAGCGTAGATGAGTTCGTGCAAAGTGAGCCCGTGCTCTTGAGCGCAGCTTGGGGGAAGACCTTTGAGCTGTATCCGACTAAGTCGATGAAAGGGAATATCGACGCAATTGGCAAACCGGCGATCGCGTTCTTTGGCGACGTTCCCATCTCAACGCTCACGAAAGACAGACAGAAGGACTTCTTCCTCTTCGCGTCTCGTCTGCCGCGCAACCATGGCAAGACACATGGCAAGAACCGCTTCCATCCAGACCAGCCCAAATCTCGCGATGCCAAATATGAGCGGACGAAAGCGGACGAGATCGCCGAGGCGGATGAAAAGGACGAGGCAGTGACCGAGGAGATCCGGGGAATGGAGAACCTCTCGAATGCGGAGAAGCGGGCCCTGCTTGCCGATAGGCTCACACCGAGGCTGACGCTTCAGACACTCAAGCTGTTGATTTCCACGCAGAACTGA